GGTGTTGCTGGCTCATGGGTGCAGATTTTTGCAATCGCGGCTAACAAATACATGGTTACTGGCACGGTGCTTGGTACAGGTACTGTTGCCACACCATTTGCTAACTCCTAATCAACCCAAGGGGCTTTGGCCCCGTTTTTAAAGGAGATTGATTATGACAATGCAATATGACGTAAAACAGGCGCATTTAAATTCTAGCGGGTATCTTGTAAATTACGGTACACGGGTTAAAGGAATGTCTTTTACAGGTGGAGCTTCTGCTGGATATGTAATTTTATTCGATGCTTCAAGCGTTCCCGTATCATCAAGCGTAACGTATGCTCAAAGTGGCAATACCGTAACAGTAACTAAAGTTGCTCATGGACTTACTACCGGCACGAGTATTGGTATTCATTTTGTAGCAAATGGTTCTGGTGTTTCAGCTACTGACGGCACATATATTATCACTAGAACGGGCGCAGATACCTTTACGCTAACCGATATTAACTCACGTACCATTACAAGTACTGCGGCTGTATATGCAGTTGGTCGGTGGATTCTTACCTACGAAAGTTTTGCTGGCGATTATTTTAGTAATACGCCGACTATTCCGGGTGAAGGAATACGTGCAAATACATCGGTATATGCAGAACTTTCCAATATGGATTCAATACAAATTTATTATGGCTGAAGCAAAACAAGCGGTTCTGTCTGGGCGTAAGCTATTCATAGCTATCCCAGCCTATGATGGCAAGATCAATATTAAGCTTGCGTACAACATTGCGGCGTTAATGCCCAAAGCTGTACAGCATGGTATTGCCATCAATATGGGCGATGTGTCTGGGTGCTCAATTATCACTATGGCTAGAAACCAATTGGTGCATGAGTTCCTTAAGTCAGATTGCACAGAACTGCTGTTTATTGATTCCGATGTAATTGCCACGGCAGATGACGTTCTCCGCCTGATGGCCCAGAGCTCCGGCAAAGACATTACGGCTGGAGCCTACCCACGTAGAGCAAAAGACCGTTACTTCTTTGCCGATCTCTATTTTGATGAGAACCAAGACCTAGAGTTTGATGGCTCTCTCATGCGCGTAGAGCGTGTAGGAACTGGGTTCATGTTGATCCAGCGTCATGTCTTAGAAGATATGGTAAAAGCCCATTCAGACTGGACGTATGAATTCAAGGGTGAACAGATCACCGCGCTGTTTGACTTTGCGTTAAAAGACGGAAAGTATGTAGGCGAAGATTACTTGTTCTGCGACAGAGCTCGCGAGCACGGATACAAAATTTACATTGATGTGGACATTAGTTTGCCGCACGTTGGAACGGATACGTTTGAAAACAACTTTAGAGAAGAAGTTGTTATTCCATTGTTAGAGATGGTTCGTAAGTCCAAACTGAAAGTAGCAAATGGCTAAGAGTCCAGCATGGCAAAGGAAAGAAGGAAAAAGTCCGACTGGTGGCTTGAATGCCAAGGGACGCGCCTCCGCAAAAAAGCAAGGCATGAATTTGAAACCTCCCCAGCCGGAAGGAGGCTCTCGCAAAGACTCATTCTGTGCGAGGATGGGCGGCATGAAGAAGAAGTTAACCAGCGAAAAAACGGCAAAAGATCCAGACTCACGCATCAATAAAGCATTGAGGAAGTGGAAATGCTAGATTTGAACATTGTTTGGTCGGCCATATTAACATTGTTAATATCGCTGTTAGGGTACATGATGAATGAGAAGTTCAGGGAGCTGGCTCGGATTACCATATTGCTCAACAAAACCCGTGAGGAGGTTGCCCGTGATAACGTTACTCAAGCAGAAATTGACCGCATTACAAGTCACATTGACCAGCGCTTTAACAAGCTGGAAGAAAAAATTGACCAGCTTATTCGTCAAGGGAGATAATTAATCATGAACGATGATTATGATTTTTCAGATGACTTGGGTTTTAACAAAACTGGTGACGTCACTCCACAGGCTGTTGCTGAGCGTCCGTTGATTAAAAATTTGCCAAAATCCGACACTGATAGTTTACGAAATAAATTGAGCGTACCTTTAGCTGGTGGTAATGTTGCTCCTGCTAGAGTTGGTAATACTCCTGGACTTTCATGGACTAAGAATTTTTCTAAAGGTGGCAAAACTTCTGCATCCAAACGCGCAGATGGTATTGCCCAGCGTGGAAAAACTCGCGGGAGGATGGTGTAATGCCAAGCGTAAGTAAGAAACAGCACAATTTCATGGAAGCGATTGCACATTCGCCATCGTTCGCCAAGAAAGTAGGAGTGCCCATGTCTGTGGGCAAAGATTTTGTAAATGCCGATAAAGGCAAGAAATTTTCTAAAGGTGGCGAAATGATGAATTCAAAGATGAAGATGTTTGAGAAATCAGGCAAAGACATGGAAAAGCGCGGTATGCGTGAAGGCTCTAAAGCTGACATGATGCTTGATCGCAAGCAAATGATGGGCATGAAAAAGGGCGGCATGGCTGAAGGCGGCAAGTCTGATATGGCCCAAGATAAGGCCATGATCAAAAAAGCATTCAAACAGCATGATGCTCAAGAGCATAAAGGCGGCAAGGGTACATCCTTGAAGCTTGCTAAAGGTGGTTTTACTAAAGCAGCCGATGGTATTGCCCAACGCGGCAAAACCAAAGGTATGCAAGTAAAAATGCGCGGCGGCGGAATGTGTTAAGGAGTTGATATGCCTGAAGTAGATTACCCATACAAAGGGATTACAGATATGGAACTTGAGCTTGAAGACCGAGCTCGAGATAAAGCTGGTGCTGGCCGTGGCGGTCAAGGCGGCCCTACAGCTAAACAACTTGCTGACTATGAGCGCAAGCAAAATGAAGGCATCTTTACTGCTGGAATGAAAGTACCTCAAGACATTGACAGTGCTTCAGCCCCAGTTAAAAAGAAAGTTGTTAAAAAAGCCGGTGGCGGTATGACTGCTTCTAGCCGTGGCGATGGTATTGCACAGCGCGGCAAAACGCGCGGAAAGATGTGTTAAATCATGATGGCTAGTCGTGGAATGGGGGCTGTAAGAGCCTCAAAAATGCCCAAAGGTGTACGCAAGGCACGGCGTGATGACACAGACTTTACTGAATACGCAGAAGGCGGTCCTGTTGGCTTGTATGCCAACATTAACGCCAAACGTAAACGTATCGCAGCTGGATCAAAAGAGAAAATGCGTAAGCCTGGTTCTAAAGGTGCGCCTACAGCACAGGCGTTTATTAACTCTGCAAAGACGGCTAAGAAATGACCACAACAGGAACTAGCTCCTTCAATCTTGAGTTCACTGAGCTTGCTGAAGAAGCTTGGGAGAGAGCTGGCCGTGAGATGCGTACTGGTTATGACCTACGCACAGCTCGCCGCTCTCTCAACCTGATGACCATTGAGTGGGCTAATCGTGGCATCAATATGTGGACGATTGAGACTGGGACTATTAACTTAGTTCAGGGTCTGGCTACTTATGCACTGCCTACAGATACGATTGATTTACTGGATCATGTGATTCGGACGCAAGCCAACAACGCATCTACTCAGGCTGACTTAAGTATCACGAGAATTAGTGTTTCCACCTATGCCACGATTCCTAACAAATTGGTTCAAGGCCGGCCAATCCAAGTGTGGATTCAGCGTTTGTCCGGTGAAACCAATCCAACAGATTTAGTTCTTGATGGGGCTATTACCTCCACGGCTACAACAATAACGCTTAATGCGGTGGATGGATTAGCCGGATCAGGCTTTATTCGTCTTGGTACAGAAGATATTTATTACACCTATATCAGCGGTTTAACACTTGGTGGTGTATTCCGTGGCCAGAACAACACAACAGCGGCGGCTCAAGCTGATGGTACAGCTGTGTTTGTGCCCCAGTTGCCGGCTATTACAGTGTGGCCAACACCAGACGGCTCGCAGCCCTACCAGTTTGTGTACTACAGAATGCGCCGTATTCAAGACACTGGCGCTGGTGTACAGACATCTGACATGAATTTTCGTTTCCTGCCTGCCGTAGCGGCTGGGTTGGCGTACTACATTGCGATGAAGGTTCCTGAGTTGCAGGCTCGTTTGGATATGTTAAAGAGCGTCTATGAAGAGCAATATGCTTTGGCGGCTCAAGAAGATAGAGAGAAGGCTACATTGAGGCTGGTGCCTCGTATAGCGTTTATTGGTGGTGGTTCTTAATGACAACACCGTTTGCATCCGGTAAATATGCTATTGCCGAATGTGATCGGTGTGGCCAGCGTTACAAGTTAAAGCAGTTAAAGATGGAGGTCATTAAGACCAAGCTTTATCAGCTTAAAGTTTGTGATGCTTGTTGGGACCCAGATCAACCGCAGTTGCAATTGGGAATGTATCCTGTTAATGATCCACAGGCTTTGTATCAGCCACGGCCAGACACAACGTATGTGACGGCTGGTTTGAATACGGCGGGTAATTTAACAGGTGGCTCACGGGACATTCAATGGGGTTGGTTTCCAGTTGGTGGTGCTAGTGAATATGATACATATTTAACACCAAACTACTTGGTAGGAACGGCAGAAGTTGGTACAGTAACGATTACAGTTTCATAGGAGCTAAACATGGCATACACACGATCAGCAGACGGCATCGCAAAAAAAGGCAAGACCGAAGGCAAGAATTTGGGCAATAGCGGACCCAAAGCAAAAACTCAGACTGGACCCATACATGGTAATGTTGGCAAAACCAATGCTGACATGAAGAAAATGGGCCGTGGTTTGGCAAAAATTGCAGCACAAAAGCGAGGCTAAAATGGCTAAATACAGCAAAATGATGATGGGTAAAGAAGTTGGCGATGCCAAAGTCTACGCTCCTCCGCACACAATGAAGGGTGAGAAGGTTGCTCCTAAAGAGAATCCTGGCTCTGGTAAAAACTTAAGCCGTGCTGATACAGTTGAAATGACTGTAGGCAACATCAATAAGTCTTCTGGTGGTGAGCCTAAGACCTCTGGTATCAAAATGCGTGGCGCAGGTGCAGCTACCAAAGGTTTTATGTCTAGAGGCCCGATGGCATGAACTACACAGAGCTTGTCACGCAGGTAAACGATTACTGCGAGAACTCTTTCCCAACTGACAATATGAATGTGTTCATTCGTCAGGCGGAGCAGCGCATCTATAACACTGCGCAACCCGCTAATTTGCGAAAGAACGTGACAGGCGTATTGACCACCGGCAATAAGTACTTACAGTGTCCTTCGGACTTCTTGTCTGTATATAGCCTTGCCGTATACCCGTACAACACTACAACAGCTACCGGAACATCCGGTCAAAAGACAATTGTTGTGGCTAGTACTACGGGTATTGCTGTGGGCCAGCAGGTAACAGGTACAGGGATTGGCACTAACGCACAAGTTCGTAGTATTGCCAGCACAACCATTACCTTAACGGTAGCCAACAGCGGCACGGTATCAGGCTCTGTAATCTTCCAAGGCGACTACTTGTATCTCCTTAACAAAGACGTTAACTTCATCCGTGAAGCGTATCCTTTGTCTGCGTTTGCGTCTGAGCCTAAACACTACGCAATCTTTGGCCCTCGGTCAGATGATGTGAACGAGTTGACGTTCATTGTTGGCCCAACGCCCAGTGCCGCTTACAACGCAGAGCTTCATTACAACTACTATCCTGAGTCTATTGTCACCGCTGGCACAACATGGCTGGGTGATAACTTTGATTCAGTATTGTTGTATGGAACTATCTGCGAGGCTTACACCTATATGAAGGGTGAGGCTGATATGGTTGCTCTTGCTCAAAGTCGTTATGTACAGGCTATTGCTCTGTATAAAAACTTGTCAGATGGAAAACAACGTGCTGATGCTTATCGTGATGGCCAACTTAGGATTTCTGTCTCATGAGCATTGTTCAAACCCAAACTACCAGCTTTAAAGTACAGCTGTATCAAGGTGTTCATGATCTTACGACTGATGTTATTAAGATTGCTTTGTATACGGCCAGCGCTGATTTAAATGAAGCAACAACTATCTATTCTTCTACAAATGAAGTTGTGGCCACGGGATATACAGCTGGTGGATCTATATTAACGCCTGTTACTGTTAACTCGTCTGGGTTTACAGCTTATGTTGGGTTCCCAAATATATCCTGGACGGCGGCATTAACAGCTAGATGTGCTTTGATCTATAACGTTACACAGGGTAATAAGTCTATTGCCGTGTTGGACTTTGGATCTGATAAGACATCAACAACCACTTTCACCATCACAATGCCTGCTAATACCGCATCAGCAGCATTGATTCGCAGTTCTAATTAAGGAGTCAATATGACCACGGAAAAACTCAAAGCCATTGACCATGTTTCTAGCGGTCTTATTGCTGGCACTAAATCGGGCGAACAAGCGCAGGCTACAGGCGTTTACTACGTTGAGTGCCATGACAAAGACGGCAAGCTCAAGTGGTCTGCTGAGTCTAAAAACTTGGTGGTTAACGCTGGTCTGGCTTACATGGCCGGTACTGCTCTAACATCTGTGGCTCAAATTACCGCTTGGTACATTGGTCTGTATGGTGCAGGTGCTTCTAATACGCCTGCGGCTGGTGACACGATGTCTTCCCACGCTGGCTGGACTGAAGTTGTGCCTTACAGCAATGCAACCCGTGTGGCGGCTACGTTTGCCACGGCAACTACGGCTAATCCTTCTGTAGTGACCAACTCAGCTTCTCCTGCTACGTTCACAATTAACGCGACTTCCACTGTTGGCGGTGCGTTCTTGACTAGCGGTAGTGCTAAGAGTGGTACTACTGGAACGTTGTTCTCTGCTGCTGACTTTGCTTCTCCCGGCGACCGCTCGGTTGTGTCGGGTGATATTCTTTCAGTTACCTACACGTTCAGCCTCTCCGCTTGAGGTCTAAATGGCTGAAGGCGGCTGGGGTTCTGGCACATGGGGTCAGGCTGGCTGGGGTAATTCAGTCTATGACCGGAGTGTTGCTGAAACTGCGACAGGGGCGGATGCCGACTCTTCAGCGGCCACATTTCCAGCTAGTGTCAGTGAAACAGCTACCGGCGCTGATGCCGTATCCGCATTAGCTACATTTAGGGCGGCGGTATCAGAAACCTCTACGGGCGCGGATGCGGTTAGTGCAATACCGACCTACGGGGTATCGGTATCAGAGACATCTACAGGCGCAGATGCAATCAGTGCTTTGGCTACGTTTGGGGTGGCTGTATCTGAAAATGCCACAGGCGCAGACAGTATTTCCGCTTTAGCCACGTTTAGCTCTAGCGTATCTGAGACATCTACGGGGGCAGACGCTGTATCAGCTTTGGTGCAGGTAAATGCCTCAGTATCTGAAACTTCTAGTGGATCGGATACCGTTAGTGCTTTGGCTACGTTTGGCGCGGCGGTCAGTGAGTCTAGTTCAGGGGCGGATGCGGTTTCTGCTATACCAACCTACGGGGTTTCTGTTGCTGAGACTGCGGCGGGAGCGGATGCTGTAAGTTCTACGCCAACATACGGAGCGTCTGTATCTGAAACGGCTTCTATTGCTGATGTAGATTCTGCGGCGTTTACGTTCTTGGCGGTTATTGTTGAGAGTGCAACTGGGACGGAGTCTGTAGCTGGTCAAATGGCTTTTGGAAGTTCTGTAAATGAGTCTTCTACGGGTGCAGATGATGTCACAACTCAGGCACAATTAGGCGCTAGTATTAATGAAGCGGCAGTAGTAACAGACACGGTTTCAGCGGCGGCGCAGTTCCTTGCAGATATTTCGGAATTGGCTACAGTAGCGGATATTGTTAATAGCAGGCCGCTATGGGAAATTATTGATGATGAGCAGACGGCAAACTGGGGCAACATTACAAACGAGCAATCGGCTGGGTGGCAAAATGTTAATGACACGCAATCAACAAACTGGCAAAATATCAACAACGTTCAGTCTCCGGGCTGGGCACAGGTGAGTGACACCCAAGATCCGGGCTGGACACAAATCGACACGAATTAGGAGCTTTTAAATGACTACAGGCGCAACGGGACAACTAGGTTTAGCTCTTCCAGTACAGGGCGAACTCTCTGGCACATGGGGCGATACCGTTAACAATGGTCTTACGCAGTACACCAACATCGCCATTGCGGGCACATTGACCCTAACCGGTGACGGAGCAGTTACTCTGGCAAATACCACAGGTGACGCTTCAGCTTCTAACATCACTTCTACATTGGCTGGCGCGGGTACAGTTACCGCCCAGTTTGCGATTGTTAAAGTGTCCGGCACAACAACTACAAAAGTAGTCACAGGCCCAAGCTACAGCAAGACTTATGTGGTGGACAACGCCTCGTCCTACGCAGTGACGTTTAAAGCATCTGGTCAGACTGGTGTTTCTATTGCGGCGGCTGAGAAAGTCACTGTGGTATTTAACGGCACAGACTACATCAAGCTGGCCGGTACGATTGCTAACGCAGCTGGTTCTAACACCCAGATCCAATTTAACAATAGCGGCCTGTTCGGTGCTTCAGCTAACCTGACATGGGACGGCACAACACTTAGCTCTACCCAAGTCAACATTACCGGCCAAGGCACTCTGCGCCTGCAAGACACAACCGGTGGCGAGTATGTTGGCCTTCGTTCGCCTTCAGCGTTGGGTGCAAGTTACACACTGACATTCCCCGCAGATGACGGCACAAGCGGTCAGGCTCTGATTACGGACGGCTCTGGTGTTCTGTCATGGTCTACAGCGGCTTCTGGTGATGTGTACGGCCCAGCTTCTGCAACTGACAATGCTCTGGCAAGGTTTGACCTCACCACAGGCAAACTGATTCAGAACTCTGTTGGTATCTTGAGCGATGCAGGCATTCTGACTGGCTTGACTGGCATTACATCGTCTGGCTCTATTACGTTCTCTAGCCTGACTTCTGGTCGTGTTCCTTACGCCACGACTGCTGGACTGCTGACTGACTCTGCAAACCTGTTGTACTCTGGCGCTGACCTCACTGTTTATACGGTAACAGTAGGCTTGGGCGCAAGTTCTGTAGCTTCCAATACCGCTTTGGGTAATGCGGCGTTATCATCAAACACAAGTGGTTCAGCAAGCGTAGCAGTTGGCTATCAAGCACTTAAAGCTCAGACAACTGGATACAACAATAATGCCTTGGGTTTCCAAGCCTTGTTAAGCAACACAACGGGCGGTTCAAATAACGCCTTTGGTCAAGGTGCGTTAAAGGCAGTCACTACGGGTTCTAATAACGTAGCCTTTGGAGATAATGCACTTGTCGCCAACACCACAGCAAGCAACAACACAGCACTTGGCTATCAAGCTGGTACTGCAAACACCACAGGTACTTCACTTGTGTATGTTGGCTACCAAGCTGGTAAAGCAAGCACCACTGCGGATAGCAATACTGCTGTTGGAGATCGTTCGCTTCAAAATACGACAACAGGCGCTGGAAATACTGCTATAGGCGCTTTGGCGTTACAAACCAATACAACTGGAGCAAGTAACACCGCTTTAGGTTTATGGTCGTTGTTTAGCAATACAACTGCAACTGGTAACACTGGCACTGGTTATTTTTCAATGCGGTTGAACACGACTGGCGCTGATAATACCGCCAATGGTATATTTGCTTTAGAGAACAACACTACGGGTTCATACAATGTAGCGTTGGGAAGCAATGCGCTAAATAAAAATACCACAGCCTCCAACAACACTGCTGTAGGTTATCAAGCTGGTTATAACAATACCACTGGTACTCAGAATACTTATGTTGGTAGTTTGGCTGGATATACAAAATCAACAGGAGAATCTGTAACCGCTATTGGTTATAACGCTCTTTATGCAAATACTTCTGATGCCTCTACTGCTGTTGGTAGAAACTCCTTAATAGCTAACACCACTGGTGTAAATACGGCAGTTGGCGAACGGGTAATGCAATCAAACACAACAGGCTCATTTAATGTTGCTGTTGGTCAATTAGCACTCCAAGCCAACACCACAGCGTCTAATAATACTGCGGTAGGTTATAACGCTGGGCGTAACAATACCACAGGCGCAAGCGGAACATTTATTGGTGATTCAGCGGGCTACAACAATACCACTGCTACAAACAATACAGCAGTTGGTGGGGCGGCTTTATACAGTAACACCACTGGTGGTGGTAATTCAGCATTTGGTTCAAGCGCTTTATATACAAATAGCACTGGCGCTGGAAACACGGCTGTTGGCGCTTACTGGAATGGCTCTATTGAGTCGCCATTATTCTCAAATACCACTGGTAGTCAAAACACTGCAATGGGGCCGGGAGCATTAAAGTCAAATACAACTGGTAGTACAAACATTGCTATCGGCAACTATGCACTCCAAGCCAACACCACAGCATCTAACAACACTGCTGTTGGCTACCAAGCAATGTACTCCAATATAGATGGGGCATTTAACGTAGCGGTTGGTCGGTTAGCTTTGTACGCACAGAATGGCACTGGTAACTTACAAAACACTGCTGTTGGCAATTCTGCAATGA